ATACCACGGACCCGGGGGAGGGGATGAGCGAGACTGTGAAACGATGGGCAAACGCGGGCCGAAACCAACACCAACTGCGGTGCTCAAGAAACGCGGAAGCTGGCTGGCCAAGACGCGCAAGGCCGAACCAGAGGGCGTGCCCGGAATACCGAGCTGCCCGAATTGGATGGACAAAGAGGCCAAGGCCGAGTGGATGCGAATCCTCCCGATCCTCGCCGAGATGCAAATACTTTCAGCCAGTGATAGCTCCGTCATCGCCGGCTACTGCCAGAATTACTCGCGGTGGATGAAGGCCGAGCGCGCCCTGCGAAAGGCATCAGCGCACCTGGGCAGCGTTCAGCGACGGCGGATCGAGATGTCCTGCCAAATGGCATATCGCAACACGATCGACGCGGCGGCGAGATTGGGATTGAGCCCCGCCGACCGGGCCGGAGTGCGGACCAGCGAACAAACCGATGACAGCAATATTGGAAAAGACAAGGAAGGCTTCTTCCACCAGGCGATCTAAACAGGAGCCGTCCCGTCGATCGCTGGGAATTCCTGCGGAGGGCATTCCCTTTGATCGAAAGTCGGCGGCCTACCCTATCTCCAAAGGCGTTGACGCGAAGGGGAAACCCGGTATTCGGGGACGCCTAGATCGGAAGATGGAACGGATCATCCGCCTGATCCCGGGCTACGATCCGTTCCGCGATGCCGGAGACTGCCGCTTCGATGCGAAGGTCGCGCAGCGGGCGTGCGATTTCTTCCCAAAATGCCTCACGCACGTCAAGGGCGAACTGGCCGGGAAACCGTTCGAGATGGAGGATTGGCAGAAGGCGATCATCGCAAACGCCTTCGGCTGGAAACGCGCCGACGGGACGCGCCGATACCGCGAGGTTTTTATCATGGTGCCGCGAAAGAACGGCAAGACCTCGCTTGCGGCCGGAATCACCTGCTTGGTGGCGTTCTGCGACGGCGAACCCGGGGCGGAAATGTACTCCGCCGCCGGCGACCGCCACCAGGCCTCGCTCGTGCGGAATATCGTCACGCGGATGATCCGCAACGAGCCGGAACTGGCCAAGCGATCGACGACGTACCAACACTCCATCACGTTCGCTGAGAATGACGGTTCCTATGAATCGATCTCCGCCGAGGCCGGTACCAAACATGGGTTCAATACGCATCTGGCCATCATCGATGAACTGCACGTTCAGCCCGACCGCGAACTGGTCGACGCGCTTACGACCTCGACCGGGGCCCGACGGCAGCCGCTGATCGTCTACATCACGACCAGCGATTACGAACGGCCCTCCATCTGCAACGAGATCCAGCAGTATGCCGAATGGGTGCGAGATGGGATTGTGGAAAATCCGGCGTTCCTCCCAATCATCCATGCCGCCGACATCGACGACGACTGGAAAGACCCGAAGATATGGGCGAAGGCAAACCCGAACCTGGACATCAGCATCTCCGAGGAATTCCTGGCGGCCGAATGCAAGCGGGCCCAGGAATCCCCGGCGTTCGAGAATACGTTCAAGCGCCTTCACCTCAACATCAAGACCGAGCAGGAGCGGCGATGGATCGTTATGGCGGAGTGGGATGCGTGCTCCGACAAGATCGATCCGGATCGGCTGGTGGGCCGTGCCTGCTGGGCCGGCGTCGACCTGGCCAGCAAGATCGACCTGACTTCGATGGTGTTCAGCTTTCCGCCCGACGCGGACGATCCGCTGTGGCGGTTCGTGGCGGAGTTCTGGATACCGGCCGAATACAGCCGCAAGCGCGAACCGCGAATCCGGGAACACCTGCTTAACTGGGCGAGACAGGGATACCTGCACATGACGCCCGGCAACGTGACGGATTACAACGCGATCCGCGATTGCCTCAACGAGCGGCGAGAAATCTATTCAATCCAGCAGATCGGCCTTGACCCGTACAACGCCTCGCAGTTCGGCCAACAGCTCATCGCCGACGGGTGGGAGCCCGAGCGGGTCATCGAGGTCCGCCAGGGCATCAGCCTGAGCGAGGCCTGCAAGGAGATGGAGCGGCTGATAAAGAGCCGGGCAATGGCCCACGGCGGCCATCCGGTCCTTCGGTGGAATGCCTCGAATGTCACGGTCTGGGTCGATCGGCATGAAAATATCTGGCCGGATAAGATGAAAAGTTCAGAGAAGATCGACGGCATCTCCGCCTTGGCGACGGGAATGAGACTGGCGCTGACCGGGGAGAGCGTCGAGGATGCAAGCGGCGGGACGGACCTTCTGTTCCTCTAACGGTTCACGGGAGAATCGATGAGACCGGGATGGGTGGCATTGATCGGGCTGGCGACGGCCGCCTACGGGCTGGGCCGGGCCATCGGATGGGAATGGGGCGCCGTCCTGCTTGGACTGGGGTTCTACCTGGACGCCATGATGGGATATCGAGATAGACATGGGCGTGATCAGTAATCTTCTGGAACGACGCGCGACCAAGCAGACCGGCGGGAATCCCGCCTCGCCCGCCTACTGGGTGCAGAAACTCTTTGGCGCCGGCGGAATGGATACCGCCGCTGGCATCGCCGTCGATGAGGACAAGGCGCTGACACATACGCCGTTCTGGGCCGCCGTTAATATTATTTCGGGGGCCATCGGCGCCATGCCCCTCATCACCTATAAGCGCCTGCAACCCCGGGGAAAAGAGCGGGCATTCGAGCATTCGAACTATTCACTCCTGCATGACGATGCCAACCCGTTCATGTCGGCCCAGATCTTGCGCGAGACGCTGATGGGACATGTCCTGACGGGCGGCAATGGCTATGCGGAAATCCAGCGAGACGGGGCCGGCAGGGCCGTGAGCCTCTGGCCGCTCCTGCCCGATCGCACGACGCCCAAGGTGATCACCTTCCAGGGCGAGCGAACCGTCGTGTACGAGACGCAGGCTATTGCCGACGGCCAACAGGGCCGAAAGGTTCAGATCCCGTGGTCGGACGTACTGCATATTCCCGGCCTGGGGTTCGACGGCCTAAAAGGCTACAGCGTGGTGGAATATCACAAAGAATCCATCGCCCTTGGAATGGGCGTCAAGAAGTACGGCGCAAAATTCTTCGGCAACGGCGCGAAGCCCGGGGGCGTGCTCGAGCACCCCGGCAAACTCAACGAAGAACAGTTGAAGCAACTGCGCGAGGACTGGAACGCCAAGCATGAAGGGCTGGATAACGCCGAGAGGACGGCGATTCTCACCGGCGGGATGAAATTTCACGCGACCGGGATCGAGCCCGAAAAGGCGCAGGCACTCGAGACGCAGAAATTCGCCGTCAATGATGTGGCCAGGATGTTCCAGATCCCGCCGCACATGCTGGCGGACCTGGACCGCGCGACGTTCAGCAACATCGAACAGCAGGCGATCGAGTTCCTGACTCTGACGCTCGATAAATGGCTGGTGAAGTGGGAGAACGAGTGCCGCCGGAAACTGTTCTCGACGCGGGACAAGCTGTATTTCCCCCAGTTCCTGCGGGAGGCCCTCCTGCGGGGCGATACATTGAATCGGTATCGTGCCTATGCGATCGGCAAGACGAGCGGTTTCCTGAGTACGAATGATATTCATGACGCCGAAAACATGAACCCGATCGAGGGCGGGGATGTCTATCTGGACCCGATGAACATGAAGCCTGCCGGCTCCGAGGCGATGCGAACGCTGCTGCAGGATACATGGCAGCGGCTGATCCGCCGCGAGGTCGGGGCCCTGCGGAAGGCGGCGGGCAAGGATGGATTCGCTGAGTTCGTCGGGGATTTTTACGGCAAACATCAGCGGCACATCTGCTCGATGCTGTCGCCCGTGCTGGGCGTGGCCAGGGGGCTGGCGGAAGGCGAACGCCTGGCCGCCGTCGAGAGCCGCCGGTACGTCGAAGAACAATCCCGGCGACTTCTGGGTACGGAGGCTGTCGAGCAGGTGCTGAGAGAAATGGAAGAGACGTTCGCCGGACGATTGACCGAGCGAATGCTCAAGGGGACAAACCACGATGCCCTATGAGAACGAACATGCGGCGAGATTGCGAGATCCCGATGGGTTCGAGCGGATCGTCCAACTGTGGTCAAAGG